TACGCGGACGGCAATGGTGTCGATGATGACATATTTGTCTTTCTTTCCGAGTACAGCGCTGATGGCCTGGCGACGAAGATTTTGCATCTCTTCCCCGGTGAGCAGCGTATGATTATAGGCATGATGTTCAGTGGGATGTTTCTCACCTCTTGGGGGGATTCGTTCTATGTGATACTTGCCTTTCAGTACTGGTTCCAGTGGGTTTATGGCGAGCTGGTTCGTCTTGGTAAACACGCCGAGGCTCAGCATTGGCGCACTCTTTGGCCGATGGCTCTCTGGGTTTATGGCGATGATTTTCTCAAGTACCTGCCGGACTACGTCTACATTTATGTTGTTGGTAAGGATTGGAAGGATCGTCATCCGTCCGATAAGCCTGTTGCTTTAAGCGAGAAGCTAAAGCAGTGGTTTAACCTCAACCTTAAAATGTCAGACTCCGCTGTTTTCTTGCCGGAGCCCGGCTGGGACCCTCTCTGGACGCAAGTGTCTGGTCTTGGCACTGTTGTCAAGGAGGGCCCCAAGTTCCTTCAGCGCCGTATGGTTCACATACAGGCGTCTCATGAATTCTTGGCTCTCGATCCGTCTCTTTACGAGCATGCACTACTGGCCTTCCGCCCCATAGAAGACTATTGGACCCGAGCATCCACGACTGTGAATGGTTCAACTTGGGCGTCCTATATCATGAAGATGCGTGGATTGGCCGTCGATACTGCCGGTGTCAATGCCATGGCGTTTTCTTTTCTCAAGCATGTGCACGATCGTGTCTGCAAGCAACATCCAGAAGTTATCGAACAGATTGACAAGCTGGATCTCGAGAATGATAGGGACGTCTTGGAATTTAGGCGTAGAGTCGCTGATTCCAATCTTCCTTACGAGCTGATGCGTGAATTTCCTGATTACACCCAGCTCCAATTTCATTACTGGCCGCGTATATCTCATGCTCGTGAGCTCGCCGCCAAGATAAAGGACAGAGGTCTTTATCCCTGGCTCTTTGTCTAGATAGCAGTTGAAGGTTTATCCTTTGTGCCAGGTTCAGACCGTGGCGCCT